AGACCCAGAACCCCCCGGAAGGCCGGTATGTCGGCCCCGAGCTGATCCATCAAGTAGTCGTTTTTCACCTGGGCCGGGCCGCCCATCTCCACGTCTATGTCCCCGGTCACCCCTCCTTCCCGGGAGGAGCCCCCGAAGAGGGCGGGCGCGTCCACGGTTATCTGTCCCCCGGTGGCGACTCCTGACCAAGCAAGGCGGCCGTCAACCCATATCCGCTTAACAAAATCCACCGGCCCCCGGCAGAAGATCATGTGGAGGCCCAGCCAATACTTATAACCAACCGTTACCTTATCTGCCACGGCAGGCCTCCACTACTTGTACGGCCATGGCGTCCCCGGTAGCCTCCAGCACGTCCGATTGAACCCCGTTCCGAAGAAAGTCCCCCCAATCCAGGCCATGGCGTTGGAAAAACTCACGGGAGCCCTTACCACAAAGCTGCAGCTTTCGTAGTTGGCTCATGCGGATAGTGATTACAGGCTCTGTCACTTTTTACCTCCCGACTTCTTCACGGGGGTTGCTTGAAAATCTCCATACCAGACCACGTTCGGGGCGGGCATCTCCCGCGTCCCGAATAGCACGGGGATCTCCCGGCCCTCCTCTGCGGTCGGGGCCTTGATGTCCCCGAAGCCCGGAGGCGGCTGGTTCTGGGGCTTCGGGCGGGTAGCGTAGGCCGCCAGAAGGGAGACAACAAACACCGCAACATACCATACCCACATAAAAAACACCTCAGATAATGGAGGAACCGTCAAACGGGTTACGGTCAGTGATGAACGGAAACGCCCCGTTATTGTCCAAGTTGTTAAACCGATCCCGGCAGGTGTTGATCGTTCGATCACAACCCGGGGATATACTAGCGCCCGGGCCCCCATACAATCTACCGTAATTCTTTCCCCACCCCTTCTCGTCGTTAGCAAAGGCCTGGAGGAGTTCATCCATAGATCGCTGGAGGACAAGGCCCGAGCCTTCGTGGTAGGTGATGTATGCGGAAACCCCCCACCCGGCCGTGAATACTCCTCCCGTGTAGTACCCGTTGGGCTGCAAGGCAGCGGCGGGCATAGTGACCAAGGCCCCGTTGATGGCGGTCACCGGCCCCGTCACCGCGAAGTCTTCCCGGTTTAGGTTACAGCCCCGGCGGTAGAGGATGTGGCGGCAGTTCTTTTGGAACCGCTGCTGTAGCCCCGGCCTCCGGAGAGAGGTGAGGGCGGATTCAAAGTTGAAGGTCATGTGAGTAAGAGAGGGAAGAACCCCCGCCAATACCCCCTTCCACTCCACTACGGTCTCCACCTCATCCTTCCGGAAGATAGTTACTTCCAGGATGAAGTCAAAAAACTGATCCAGGAAGGCCCGGGAGAGTTCATCAGTAATGTCCAGGCGAACCTCAAGGGAGGCCCGGCTCATGTCGTTTTTCGCTTCTGCGTGCCCGCGTCCGATCGGGCGGGGCAGGTAGGTCTCCCCCGCGTGCGTGACGGCCACGCCCCCGCTGGTGTACGTCCACACCCGGTCTTTCATCGAGAATCGGTACAGCTCAGATATCACGGCTCAATCTCCAATATCCGAATAGTTGTCTGGGCAACCCCGTTCCCAACCCAATCCAGTTCCACCATATCCGGTTCTAGCCGCTTCAGGCCCACATAGGATAACTGGAGGAGGTCGGCCGCCTCCCGGTTCAGGGGCGTATCCAGGTCAAGGGAGATAAGGCCGCCCGGTAGAACCGTGACCCCTGTTATCTTTCGGGGGAACCATTCCTGGGCGGTATCCTGGAAGGCGACCCGCTCCCGCCCGTTGTACCCGTCTTCCCAAACGGTCACGGAAGAGGTCACGAGGCCCGTGTGAGCAAGGCGAAGGTCGGGAAACCCCGAGGGAGAGAAGAAGGCCCGGAGGCGACCCGCCCGGCGGTTCAGGAAGTCCCGGAAGTCCCGGACGGCCTCCGGGCCACTTAGAACCCACCGCACCGGCCGGGCCACCCTTCCGGTAGCCCAAGGGCTCCGGTAGGCTACCGGGCCCAGTTCCTCGTCAACAACGTCCACCCGCTGTATGAATCGATCTTCCACCTCTTCCCCGGACATCAGTCCCGCATCGTCATACCAGTCCTGCCCGTCATACTGGGGTGGAACGGGAACCGAAGCCGGTGGGGTCGTGTCCTCTACCTCAAACACCACGTCATAGGTGGAGCCATACCCGCTCCCCGTCCGGGTCGGGGAATCCGGCATGAACCCCCGGCGAACCGGGAGGAGTACCGCACGGGAGAATGCCTGGGTGGCCCCGTACAGGGAGAGAGTTCCTACCCCAACGGATTGTATCTCAATAATCTGCCAACTCTGGTTGGACTCCCACAGAAGGGCCAGGCTGTCCGAACGGAAGTCATACAGATCGGTCACGGCCGAAAGGGAGGTGAGTCCGGGGGCTACCGCCCCGAGGGTCTGGGCCTCTACCCACAGCGGGATCGCCCACTGATACCCCCGAGCACCAAACACCGTATGGAACCCGGAGGCGACCACCTCTGCCGAAGCCGGGAGAGAGTAGGAAAACCTCCACCGGGCTACCGGCCGAACGGCAAACCGCTGTTCTGTTCCGTCATAGGCCTCCAACACCGAAGTCTTCCACGTCATCCTCTCCTGAACCGGAACCTGGGCCGGGAAGGGGAGAAGGTACAAGGAACCAAATAACGAGGTATTTACCACCGGCATAGGCTACCCCCGCCCACGGAAGATCGGGGCCAGGCTATCAGAGTTGCGGCGGATAGCGTTGACCAGCACGGAATCGGAAGAGGAGTTGCTGAGGTAGTCCCCAACCAGGGCGGGGTCTATCACGTTGATGATCCGGGCCGTTACCGGGGCGGCGGCCGGGGCTTCCGCCCGGCGCTCTTCCCGGTTCTGGGTCGGGGTGCGGATTGAAACGGTTTCCCCGGGGGTGGCCCGGAAGGCTACTGTCTGGGAGTCGGTTCCCCCGGTTCCTCTCACGGCGAAGTCGCCACCGAAGGCGAAGCCGGGGGGCTCCTGGGCGGCGATCGCAGCCACGTTAGCCGCTTGCACCACGGTCATAGCGGCGGCCGGGGCAATGCCCCAAGGGTATCCGCCCCCGTTGGCATAGGATTCCTGAACCGCCTCAATCCCAGAGATAGTCGCATTGGCGAGGGAAGCTGCCTTCCCGATCATGAACAACTCTCTGTTCTTGGATCGGGAAAGGGAGGACATACTGCCAAAAAAGTCTTTTGCCCCCGCTACCCGCTGAGAGAATAGTTCTGCGTCAGCCCGAGCCTTTGCCTGATTGGCGGTCTGCTCGCTTATCAGGTCGGCTTGCCGGAGGGCGGCTATCTTCGCATAGGCATCTTCGTGGGCCTTCACAAAGGCGTTTTGCTGCTCTAGCGTCCCCTCCAGCAGGTCTCCTTGGCTTTCCACCAACCAAGTATTCGCCTCAGCCTGTGTCACTTTTCCGTCTTTGATCAACTGATTCATGGCGGTAAGTTGGGACACAAACTCTGCTTGGCTTCCCTTAACTGACTGGAGTAGCTGCTCACGAGCGGCAGTGGCGGCGGTCTCCTGCTGGAGGAGGGTCAGCCGCTCCCTGAGCTGGGAAATCTCCTGTTCATTCAGGATAACTCCCTGCCCCAGTAAACTCTGCTCAATACTCCGGGATTGGTTGGCTATCTCCCGTTGTTGGGCGGTAAGGCCCAACAGAGCAGACTCTTCGTTCAAGGAGCGCATAACCGCCCCGAAGGGGTCAAGCGAATCCTCCATCAGTTTCTTCATGATCTCCCGGACGTGAGCGGCGTGTTCACTGCCGGGTATCCCGGCCGCTTCGGCCGCCTGTAGAATCTCCAGATTCTTCCGGTACTCCTCTTGGGCCGCGTGTACCCGGTCGTATTGCCCGATCAGGTTGTCCAGCGACTTCTGGAGCCCATCGGACGGGGCGGCGGGCTCCTGTACAACCCCCCCGACAGACACGGAAACCTCCGGCATGGGCACGGCGATCGCCCGGCGCTTCTCCCCGATCTCCCGAGCCCGGTTAATCGTTTTATCCAGGGCGGCCTCCAGCCCGGATTCTGACTGGCGGCGAAGCTGCTCATCAAACGCTTCCCGGAAGGCAGTGCCCGCGTTTGCCCCGAGTTCGCCCCAGCCCTTCGCGGATTCCGAAAGGGCCGCCTTTACTCCGGCCAGATCAAAGTTGGTGGCCGCCTCCCAAGCCCGGACAAGGAGCTGCAGCTGAGCCTTCAGGGAGTCAAACACGGAACCGAAGGCGGCCCCGATACCGGCGGCCACGGCCCGTCCCCCGCCTCCCAGCATATCAAATATCCGCAACACGGTGCGAATGCTGTACAGCCAGAAGGCCTCCTGCTTCTTGGTCTGCCCTCTCACCTCTTCCGTAGAGTCGCCCAGCATAGCCCGGATCGCGTCCCCGGTAGCAGAAAACATGCTGCCGATCGCGTCCCCTACCGGGCGGATAGTCGCCACGATACCCTCCCAGGTCGCCTTGGACAGGTCTCCAAAGGAGGTGGTCTCTCCTTCGGCGATCCGGATCGCGTCCCGGTAAAGGTACAGGGTGGTGATTATCGCGGTCAGGGCCACTGCGGCGGCCACAAACGGGTTGGCCATTATCACGGCCCAGAGGGAGGCCACGGCCCCCTTCGCAAAGTTGGCGGCCTGCCCAAACAGGGTCGTGGAAGCGGCGGCGGTCGTTGCGGTAGCGGCGGCGGTAGCCTGGGCCCCGGAAACGGCGGTTGAGGTAGCGGCCAAACGGGTCTGTGCCGTAGCCGTAGCGGTCGTGGCGGCGGTAAGTTCCGCCTGGGCGGCGGTAAGGGAGCGGGTCATGGCGATTTCCGCAGCCCGTATCTCCGCAAGGCGGGCCATGGAGGCGTTCCGCCCAATCTGATTTATCTGGGCCTGGAGCCGGACAACCTCCAACTGCCTCTCAGCGGCCAGTTGGGCCACCACGGTCTGTACCCCGGCAACCCGAGCGGCGGCGGCGGCCTGTTCCGTCTGGGCCACCCGGAGAGTTGTGGCGGCGGCTGCGTTCTCAGCAGCCATCTTATTCAGCACGGCCAGGGCCTTCTGCCTTTCAGCTTCGGCGCTCCCGAGCTGTACCACGGTTCCGGCGGCGATCGCCTTCCGGTAGGCCCACCAGGCGGAAGTAGCCGCCACGATGGTTTGAACCGCAGTGGCCGCCTTCAGGGTTCCGTAGGCGGTAGCGGCGATCACGGCGGCTTTGCCGAAGTTGGTCAGGGCGGCGGCAATATCGTCTGCACGGGCGGCGACCGCCCCCAGGACGTTGGCCATGGCCATGAGACTCCCCGACAAGGCCCTGGACAACCCTCCGGCTTCGTCAACCTTCCCGACAAAGGTGGTCAAATTATTGGTGAGTATCTGGAAGCTCTGCCCCATCGTGGGAATCGTCTTGGCGAACCTCTCCCCCAGCTCCTCACGGGCGGCCGCGAAGGCATCCAGGATGATTTTTGCGGTGATAGCCCCTTCTTCCCCCATCTTCCGGAGTTCCCCCCGGGTGACTCCCATCTGGCGGGCGATAATATCGGCAACGGCCGGGAGCTGTTCCATCACGCTCCGGAGTTCATCCCCGCGAAGGGCTCCGGAGGCCATGCCCTGGCTCAACTGGATCAGGCCCGCCTGCGCTTCCTGTGCGGAAGCCCCGGAGAGAATAATGGCCTGGTTCAGGGAGGAGGTAAACTGGACCAACTCATCCGTGTTCACGCCCAGCTCTTTTGACGAAACGGCCAGACGGGAATACAGCTCGATGGAGCCGGACAAGGAGGAGCGGGTGTCATTGGAAACGGTCTGAAGGCGGCCGTATACTTCGGCCAGGTTTGACCCCTCGTGACCCACGGCCCGGAGGCGATTCTGCAGCTGGGTGTATTGGTCTAGCGTCTTCAATAGGGTTGAGGCGGAAAGGGCCACCCCGAGGGAGGCCAGGGACTTCTTCAGGAAGTCTACCGCCCCAGAGCTTTTTTCCGCCCCCGTCCCGATCCCCTCCAGGTTCCGCTTTACGACACGGGAGCCCGACTCTGTTACAACTATCTCAATGCGTTCCCGAGACACTACACACCCCCGTCAAGTACCTTCGCACCAGCCACAACTCCGGCGGCAACCTGTACCGACTTCTCCACGAAACCGGCCGGTGCCTGGGCACTATACCCGTCATTCAATCTTGCTATATAGGGTAGGTTATTTGTGAGGTGAATACTACTGCCCCCTGCGTACCCGGCGATCACGGCGGCCCCTTGTTCCAGGGCGGCGGCGGTATTGGAGGCGGCGGTGTTTCCCCCCTCTCCGGGGGCATAGGCAGAAATTACAGCATCAGAGGGAGCCCCGACAGTAACCATCCAGTTGGAGCGGGCCCGGCCGGTGTCTACCGGGGTACCCATCACCACCGTCTGGTCTATGGCAAGGGCGACCTTGCGAACGGTCGCCTGTACTCCCTGCTCCATCCGGGAGGCCTGTATGCGGATTCTTTTTGAAAACTCACTTAGGCTTGGCACGGTTCGCACTCCACTCCAGATATTTTTGATCCAGGTGGGAGATAATCCACAGGAAATCTTCCTGCTGCTCCCCGTCTATCTCCCTGATCAGGCAATACTCCAGAACAGACAACTGCGATATAGGGCCAAGGCTCATCCCGAGCTGCCGGGAGGAGGTAAGCTCCAGGAACCCGGTATAAAAAAGCTCAAGCCCCGGCCAAAGTCCCGGGGCGTTCCGTATCTTCTCCGGCAGAGGTAGCCCGAACCGGGTACACTGCTCAATGATTTTCTGTTCTACGGGGCCCTGTTCGAGTCCGTAGAGGACAACCCCCCAGAGTTTCCCAGGTCGGCCTCCCGTAGCTCTTCCCGGTAGAGGGCCGCGTTGTTGGCCTGCTCCCGGAGGTCGTTGAAGAGGTCGGGAAGATCGGAAAACAGCTTCAGGACGTTCTCCCGGCTGAATGGAAGCTCCTGGCCGTCCGGGCCTTCCACGTTCTCCCAGCCCAACACGACAGTATCCGCGAACACCTCCCGGAAGAGGCGGTCAGCGGTAGCGTTGTCCAGCGAACCAACCTGAAGGGCTTTCCTATGCGGGCGGGTCGCCTTCTCCAGGGCCTTGGCGAACCGGGAGTTGTGGCCCCCGGCACGGGCGACCTTGATCCGGATCGCCTTCCCGGCGGCGGTGGTTCCGTACTCAATCCAGATTCCGTCTGTCTCCAGGTTTTCATTGGTCTTGAACAGTTTATACAGGCTCATGATACACCATTTCTGAGGGTTGGTTAGCCTTCCGCCAGGGTCGGCAGATAGGGGAATTCATTAAACAGCAGGGTGTGGTTGTTCGCACCGGCGGCCGCTTCCACAGTAAGGGGAAGGGTGATGGGCTGATCCTGTTCTACCGCCAGGCGGCCGTCCCCGAGGGCAATCATAGGAACGTCCACAACGATACCCGCGTTATTCTTCGCCAAGGCGAAGTCCAGCGTGACATCCGCGTTATTCCGAACCGCCTGAACTGCTGCGATGTCAGCGAAGTAGGCCGTCAGGTTCCCGGACACCGCGAAGGTTCCCACAGCAACATCGAAGGCTCCCAACACGGAAACAGCTTTCAGCGGGGACACGTTATTGTTGACCGTCAGTGTGAGTTCGGTGAAGAAGGCGAAGAGCGGGGAGGGGTTGGTGTCCCCGTCCACGATCTGGTGTAGCTTCACCCGGGTAAAGTCGCTGGAAGTATTGAAGGCATCCGATTCGATAAGGTCGGGACGGCTTCCAGACTTCAGGCCGGTCGCCCCGTCCCTCTGTTCGTGGTCTACCGCAATGAAGCCCAGATCGGCAGTGATCTTGTCGGCTTGGCGAATCTGGAGGGAAAGCTCATTGGGTACCGCGCCAACCAGGTACTCAGACATGGTGCCGCTTCCGTCTTCGCCCAGGGTACGCTCCAGCTGGTAGCTGCGCCGCTTGATGAGGTTGGCGGCCGCTTCGTTCTTCAGGACGTTCCCAAAGTAAAGGCGGATTGTCTGAAGGGTTGCGGTTTCCGCTACCATCGTGTTGGAGGTCTTGTCCAGTTCGATATAGGTGGTGTCTACCGCCCGGACGCGGGCAAATCCGTTATTCTCCGCGTTCACGAACCGCTGGAGGGCGGAATCTCCCCCGATAAAGATCCACTCACCCGGGATAAGACCCAGCAGGGTGAGGTCAAAGGTACCAGAAGCCCGAACAAGGCGGGGGTAGCTTCCGGACACGTCCACACTCAGTTCTCCGGCCAGCCAGGCCCGGCCGACCTTCTGCAGCTTTGCAGTAGCGGGCGGGGAGGGCTCATCAACCACGGTTCCCGGCGACACAACCACGGTGGACGCGGTAGATGAGATGACCCGCTTCAACCCATTATTGGTCGCCTGACCGAAGCCGGAGGCCAGGATCAGGTAATTGGAGCCAAAGATAGTCAGGCCCGAGGCCGCTGCGTAGGTGTTGGTAGCGGCCGTCACGCTAGTGATCGGGATGGCCGCCCCGTTTAGCGGTTGGGTGGTGCTCTTCTCCCGCATATCCGCGAAGAGAAAGCCCTGGAGCAGCCGGGTAAGGTTGCTTTGGGTGAGGTCTTGTCCAAAACCTCCGGAGGCATCCAGGTCGGTAGTCACGCCCTTCTTCCGCTGGCGGGAAGGGTTGATGGGGTTCCGGGCAATAGTGGCGATCTGACCGCCAAAATCGTTGTACCCGTTCGGTTCGGCCGGATACCACACAGGGGAGCCGGGCAGAACCTTGATGGAAGCCTCTTCGGCGTACCGAAGCCCAGTCACGTTGGAATCAATCTTACTCGCCATAGGTCACCCCCAGTCGTCATATTCAAATTCAGCCACCACGTTGGTCTGGTTCCACGTTCCGTCAAAGCCGATCTCCTGAACCCGGACGTTGCGGAACCAAACCCCGCTGGTGGTTCTTTGGCCCTGAAAGGCCGTTTTCCCGATTATCGCTAGATTCTCCCCAATAGAAAAGCCCCCCACTGGAGAAAATACCTGAACCACAATAATTCCCTGGTGAGTAAACCTCCGGGAACCTACCCCGCCCAGCGTTGTCTGCTGGCCGGTATTGTGGTTCATCGTTATCCGGGCCCAAGGGGTGTCTGCCCCGGGAGGGGCTCCGGAATCTACCCCCTGCCACTCAACCGCAACCGGGTTGCCCCCGTTGTAGGGTAGCGTTTCCGCGTTCCAGTGGGCCTGGAAGAGAGAAAAAACGTCATCACGGGCGGTCATTGACGCACCTGCAGTTCAAAAAGGATCGTTTGGCCGTTCGGGTTCAGCGGCTTTACCACAAGAATCTTCCACTTTTCCGCCCCCCGTAGGATATAGCCATCAACCTCGGGCGGTGCGGAAAGCCCGAGGGCCGGGAGGAGTACCTGCTGATCCCCCATCCGGATAACCTCCCCATCAATATACTTCTGCTGGTAGTCCAGAAACACGGCAGAAATCCCGACCTGATCCGAAACGGAAGGCGGCCCCGGTCTCCAGGGAGTCGGGCCAGCTGTGGGGGCAATACCGCGAACGGTCACCGGCTGCCCGTTTTTCTGAATAAGCCGGGAAGCGGTATTGATCTGCCGGTCAAACCTACCCACGCACGACCTCTCCCCCGGTACGCACGAAGCCCGCCCGGATCAGTCTTTGGTCGGCTGCCGGATACTTCGGCAGGGCGAAGAGCGCCCCGCCCACGTAGGCCACCGACTCTGTTATTGGGCCCACGGTCTCTGATTTGGACTGAACCAGCGCCCCGGTGTCGTCACGCACGGGATCGGGCGACAACGGAAGAGAAAGGGCCCGGATAGCGTATTCTGCGCAGGCTCCTGTTACTTCATGCGGCAGTCCGTCCACTCCATAGCCGTCCCGATCCGTCACCCCGGTTCTTGGCCATTCGGTCGTTTGATCCCTGCCCCTGATTTTCTTCCCAGTGAACGAAAACCGCTGGTCAAGGTAGTCGGTAGCCCGGATCAGGGCGGCCTCGATCTGCGGATCAGTAAAGCCGGAATAGTCGGCCCCCCGGTCATCGTGGTAGGCCTTGAAGGCCGCCACGTCAAGGTAGGAATTTGCCCCGGCAACCGCTCCGGTATTATCCTGGACAATAAGACCCATAGAACATCCCCCGATACTTTTCCCGCCTGATTGTGATCACGTTCCGGACATACTCCCGGTTGATACTGTACCAGGACTTTCCCCCGTAGGCGGCCTGCGGGGTCTTGGACTTCATGCTGGTCTTTTCTACGTTCCCGAACCAGCGGGCCGGGTCGCAACCGGCCGTATTGTCACACAACCGGCGGTCTTGTAACAACCCACCCACGCCCCCGTTGTAGCTGGACAGAACGAAGGCCCACTGGTCTTCGGTAGTCGCCCCGGGAGAGGTCGCCACGCGCCTCCACAACCCCAGGGTCATTTCAACAATAGCAGTGAGTTGATATCCGGGGTTGTAGCGATCGGCCCAGGCCCATCCCCGGAGGGAGTCGTGGGCCGTCTTCAGCTCCTCAAACTTGTTAAACCGCACGGAACCGTCTGCCCGATAGGCTACGGTGATCTGCCCGAACCCGAACCCGTATTCACGGGAGGTCTTCAATTCAGCACGCGGATTCCAGCAACGGGAGTGCTTCAGGGTAATACAGGATTCTTGCTCAACCAGGCCCCCGAGGGTGTGGGGTTGGGGAGCCTTCGGCCAGACAGCCCTCTGCTTCTCAACAAGCACGGGGCCGTAGAGTTCCGCCCCGGGAGGAAGAGCCCCGGCCAGGGCGATAACGGGAAGAAGGAGCAGCCATACTAGGTTTTTGCCCATAAAACCATCGACATTATCACGGTGCCAAGGAAGATCGTTATGCCCAAAACGACAAGGGCGGCCGACAGGCTCCCCTCCTTCGCCCGGTCTATCCACTCAGTCAGGTAAATCTGGGGGAACACGATCCGGCTAACCACGACACTCACGCCCGCCAGGGCGAAGGCGTATGCCGTCCACTGGATCAGGGTCGCAACCATAGCTAAGTCAACAAGAGCCAAAGGAACAAGGCTCAAGAGGATCATCACCCAGGCAGTAAGGTCTCCCAGTGGGGCAAGTCTCTTCTTCAAACGGGTAAGGAATTTGTTCATTTGCACTCATCCACTACGGTTCGGGCCCACTTCTGAAGGGCCTCCAGTTTCCGGGAAACCTCGTCAGCGTCCCCCACTATGTTCCAAAGCTCCGCAGCAGCCTCTCCCGAAAGCTCTGCGGAACCGGCTCCATCAGTTCCTTCGGCGGGGGTTCCAGGGTCGGCCTCACATTGTCGCACGCGAATCCGCAACCGTTTAACGCCAGCGCGCAAATCAGCAATAGTGGCGGCATCCTTTTGTAGTTGCGCATTGTTGTCGGCCTCCCACCGGCTTCTCAGCCGCTCTACCCGCTTTGTGTGTCGTATCGCCCGGGCTACCGCCTGGGCTTGTAGTTCCTGAACCTTCTCTGCCTGTTCCAGCTTCTCTCCGGAGACCCCCTTGACGTACCCGAGGGCGAAGCCGAAGCCGAAAAACAGCAAGGCCGCTATCAAAACGGCCCGGATCATTTCTGATCTTCTTTCGCAACCTTCCGGGTATAGCCCGGGGCCGCTGCGTTTACGTCTGCCCGAGTAAAGCCAGAGGAGCCGTAGACCGCTTCCAGAGCGGAAATAGCGGGCTTGCCCTCAGAAGTCCAGTGGGAATCCTCTTCCGGGTTGAGCGCCAGCACAGCCCTTCTCAGCTTTTCATTGTATCCGTCCCCATCGGGTAGACCCCCGGCCGCCCCGGTCGGGGCTCCAGCTGCTCCCTGGCCGTCTTCGGTGTTCTGACCGGCTTCAGCCCGTCCCCCTTCGGGGAGAAGGTCGCCTGATACCGGTTCTTCCCCCTCTTGCGAAAGATCACGCTTGCCATCCTCTACCCCCTGCCAGTTGCGTTCGATGAACCTTGCGTGGGCCGCCATATCATCTTCGGTACAGGTAAGCTCGCAAGCCCCGTTCACGAAGGAGTAGGGGCCCAGCTGGCCGGTATAGGCCTTCAGGGCTCCCCTCAACAAAAACTTCTTTTGAATAACGGCCATCATGGTTCTCCTGTTCTGGTTGGGTTATACTTGCGCGAAAATCCCGAGAATCTGCGGCACGTCAGTGTCCGTAGCGTCCGGCGGGAAGGCTACAAACAGCGGGTCTCCGGCCGCGCCCTGGTGGGTAATGCCCACGGGGCCGGGAAAAGAAGACACAGCAAAAGGGGGAGTCATCATCACGGACACTGTCTGGTCTCCCAGCCCGTCCCCGGCATCCGCCACGGTCAATACGTTAGTCGGGCCGTCATAAGAAGCTCCGGCAATATCTGGATGAGCGTTAAGCTGAGTGACCAACTGCGCCCCGATAAGGTCTAGCGTGTTATCCACGCCATCAGCGGTGAAGGAAACGGTGAGCGGCTCCTGACCCCCTACCCCGAGACCCCCGTGAATCGTCAAATCGAATTTCCAGCCTTGCCAGCTGGAGGCCGGGCCCGCTTCGGTGGCATCCCCGTCCACTTCCCAGGCAGCACCGTCCCCGTCAAACTGAGCAGCAAGGATCGCCTTGGCAACAGTCGGGTCGGGGGCATAGACAACCGCAGCATTGGCCCCATTCGGAAGCTGGTGACCGCTCTTTTCTGCGTTAATTCTCAGGACGTATGTGGGCACGGTAGTTCTCCGGGAGAAAGAAAAAGGCCCGTCCTTGGGCTGTTTTTATCCTAGTTGGTGATGCCGTCTGCGCAAGCCAGACCCTTCTCACTGAAGAGCGCCAGGCTGGTGTACCACTTAACGCGCCAGATGTGCTCATCCTTGTCTTCCGCCTCACCCACGTCAACAACCTGGATGCCCGAGGCCTTCTCAGCGGTAAGGCCAGCGATACCGTGAGTGCGTGAACCGTCATCGAAGGTTCCGGCAAAAATGGTTGTCTGGTTACTACCGGCACCCTTGACCTGGTTGGTCGGGATGTAGTCGTTGCGGAAGATCGGCACACCGGAGTAGGCCGGAACCTCTTCACCGGAAGGAAGCTCAACCACCTCATTGATGGAGGCCCCGCCAAGAGCGCGCAACAGCGCCTTGTAGCTGCGCAGAGTGCGTGCGTGCATAGCGATATAATCCACCATGCCGTCCTTATCGGTCACCAAGTCCATCATCTCATCCATGATACCGAAGGACAGGGCCTGGCCGTTCACTCCGGTAGCTGCCTTCTGGCCAGCGGCGCAGAGGGTAATCAGGCCCGCGAAGTCGTTGCCAGCTCCGGTTCCGTTGATCATCTGATCCTGGAATTTGCGGCCCGCGCTCTTCGCCTTGGAGGCGATCTGCCCGGCTGCTTGGTCGTTGCCGTCCCCGGAACGGGTAGCCTGGATCAGGCCGTTTACTTCGGCATCACCCATGATGGTAGTCAGGTTGCTGTTCACCTTCGTGAAGGTAGCGGCCCCTTTACCCGCACCGGCTCCGGAGAAGGTAGTGCCCACACCGGCGGTGATAACGTCGCCCAGGACGTTCTCGCGGTTGTAGGCAAGGGAGTTACCCTCAATGCCGTCAAACGGGAGCACGTCAAACATACGGTTGACAGTGATGATATTTTCGATAACTCCGGCTACCAGGTCATCCTGGGCCAGTTTTGCTGATTCAACGAGTGTTACTGAAGCCATGATAAGGCCCTCCGGTAAAGTGAAAAAAGACTAAAGCCACAGCGGTTCCCCCGCCATACCCCAATCAGGAATCACTCCATTGGGCCGTGCTATGGTGTAAATATAGCTCCCCTTTTACAAAAAGGGAAGCCCCCTCACGTGCCCCGGCGAACCCCTTTGGATAATCCGGCGGCGATCTTGGACACAGAAGAGCGGTTTTCGTTACCGGCTCCGGGGCCCGGGGCGCTCTTCTTGCCGGGCGGGGTTCCGGCCCCCTTCTTCTCTTCGGCCTCAAACAACCGGCCAAACTTTTCGTTGCCGCGCATCTCAGCCACCAGCTCCTTGATCGTCATAGGCTGGCCGGTGACTCCGGAGTAGCGTTGGTCGCCCTGCGCATCAACCACAAACACGCGAAACTCGCCATCAGTCTCGGTGACGCGAACCTGGTTGCGGATAAACGGCAGCAGGAGGTCGGGAACCCCCTTCAGCTCCACTACCGCAGAGGTGGCTGCGTTATCGACCATGAGGGAATACAACTGCTTCTGAAGGGCCTCTCCTCGGGTTGTGGCCTTCTTCAGCTCCTTCCCGTGAGCCTCGGCAAGCTCCTGGCGAACCTTATCCAAATTCAGCTTCGCATCCTTACCCTGCGCTAATTGGTCTTGCAGCTCCTTGGTCTTTGCCAAAACAGCAGCCTTGATCTCTTCCGGAGTCTTTCCAAACTCCTCCAGCGGGGACAGGTCTACATTCTTGGCCTTCGCTTCCGCCCGGGCGGCTTTCAGCGCCTTGTTCAGGCCCACAACGGCCTCTTTGACCGGGGTCAGGGTCGGGTCTACGGAAAACTTGCCCGCCTCTCCCGGCTTGTACATTCCCCGGAATGCTTCCGGAACCTTGTCGATTGCGTCAACTTCGTTGAAATCAAATTCCATCGTTCTCACCTCACGTGTTTTGGTTGTTGCGGTTCTCCCGCAACGGATACTCTACCCCTAGAATTGCCCGGGGTCTATCCCGGCGGCCCGGAAGGCCTCCGGAACCCGATCGCTGAGTTGGGCTAGGGTGAGCTCATTCCCCGCCCGGTCAACGAAGCCCTCCAGAGACAATCCGCCCTGGCGGAACAACCGCCCCTTACTCCGGCCCAGTATCTCATCCTGCAGCCCAGGAGACTGGCCCCTGAGCCACTCCTCATACCGAAGAGTGGCGGGAACCCGGCCCACGTTACGGGCGGCCCAATCGGCCCGAACCTCCTGGATTGTCTTTCCCTGCTCCTTCGCCAACCGGCGGAAGTCTACTTCACGAGCCTTCCGGCCCCGCGTGTCTGTCACGGCCGGGCGATCCCCAAGAAGCCCGAGGCCGTCAATCACGGCAACCATGACCGACCTGCAGTTGACGTGGGCCGGGGGCTGAACGTCCGGAGGCGATAGCGGGGGGATGTCGGCCGGAAGAGAGTTATCCCCCACCGGGGCCCCGTGACCGTCCCGAGCCCTACAGATCGGGGAGGTGCGCCCATCTAGCGTGGATGTCCAGACCTTCGCCTGGATGATATCGCTGTTCGCCTCCCACACCTCGTTGCGGGCCGCGTTGGATACGTGATTCACGGCCGTCCTGACCACGGCGGTAGCGTCCCGGCGGGTCATCGACAGTACCCCGTCGGCATAGTTATTTGCCCGCGTACCGACTACCCGGCGCACTATGTCGTCAATCGGCTCCCCGTTCACCATCCCGAGCTGAACCGCCTGCTGGAGGCGGGCCCGATCCAACGACTCAAGCCCCTGGAACCAGTCTTTCAGCAACCGGCCCTGGAACGGCCGGGAGGTGGCGATAGCCTTCAGCTTGTCCAGAGGAACGGCGGAAAAGGATATGTTCAGCCCGATACTGTCCGAAAGGGCCCCGAGTTCCGCCCCCGCTTCCGTGGCGGCCAGCTGCTCCAGCTCCGGGGTGACTTGGTCGGCTATCTGGGCCAGAACCTTCTGACGGGCGGCCCGTAGTTCCTCCAGGAGGGCCCCCCAGCGGGCTCCTGTGTAGTCTATCGGCTTCCCCTCAAACCGGGCCAGCCGGGCGGCCAACAGGTCAGACAAGTCCCGGTCAGCTTCGGCCAGTAACGTGTTAATCTTTTTCGATACCCCGGCGGAATACCTCCGGACATCCACCTGGCGGGCAATAGCCGCGTCCCTGTAGGCTTCGTTGATCGTCTTCTTCGGGGCCCAGGGCGGCTCCCCTTCTCGAGTGAGCCACCAGCGGGTCTCGGGGTCTCGGATGTCGGCGGAACCTGACCAGGCTTGCCCGAATAAAGCCGCCTTGTAATCGTCTTTGAACTCCTGCGTGTGAACGAAGGCCCGCGCCTCGGGCTCCGTCAGGGCAAGCCACCGCTCCAACCGGCGATCCCCGGCGGGCAGCGTCTGGCGGAAAATCTCGTCCAGCTTATCCTTTCCCTCGTTGGGCCAAAAGCCCGACCGAAGCCACGCCAGAGCCCCGTCATCCAGTTCGGCGTCAACCTCAATCCTACTACCCCCAAGAGACTCCAAGGCCCGAACCCCAGCAAGATTTATCCGCGAAGACAGGTGGCGGCCTTGGTACTCCTTCCGTATCCTCATCAGGATGTTGGACAACACCACCTCTCCCGTGGCTGGGTCGGGGGAAAAAGAGCGGTGGAGGCGAAGAGCAAACCCCCCGCGATGCTCAATAACGTAGCTGACCCGGTAAGTCTCCCACCGTTCATCATAGTGATATTCCGCGATATGACGAAACCCCTTTTCCTCCGGAAACTCCCGAAGAAGTTCCGCAGCCAACTCCCGGTAGGCCTTCTCAATCCCCTGCGTCAACATCAACCGTGCCCACCACGTTGTCGTCTTTGTCTACAATAGCCCCCTCCCCCCGCAGTCCCTCCAGCTTGTCCAGCTCCTTCCGGGCGGCCTTTCCTTCTTCGCTCTCCGGGTCTACTTCCCGGCCGTTTACCATAAGCATCACACACCTCCCCCCATCAGCCCAGGAGACTCTTCCATCAGCTCCTCCATATCCTCTTCCTCATCATACTCCTCCGGCAACACCTTCCGGGCCTTCAGCCCAGCGATATAGGCCTTGCGGCTAATATCCCGGCGGGCCCGCGCCTTCTCCAACGCATCCAACCCGGCGGAATCCTCCCCGGTGAGATCAAAGTCCTTCGCCACGGTGATCCGGCCCCCGGCACCTCCCTCCAGGCCCAACCAGTCGGCGGTAATATCCAGCGCCTGGGCCACCGCGTCTTCAAAGCAAACGGCCATTGACCCAAGGAGGCTACACGACTCAGCACTGTCCAGCGCCCGGGCGGTAGCTGTCGGGCTCCCCGGCCGCTTCCTCAGAAACTCTGCCCCATAGCCCGCCATCTGCTCCTCCAAGGCGGCCAGGTCTTTCGCCCCGGCCTCAATGGCGGCCCCGCTGTGCTCCACGTAGTAAAAACTTCCCTTGGGATCGGGCACATACAAAATCTTGTTGGGCCCGATAACCACGGTGGAAGAGTCTTCCCCGTTGGCCCCGGAACACGCCAGGATCGGGAAACGGGAAACGGAAAGGATGTGCCGCTGATCGGAAGTGGATTGCCAATGCGCCACGTTCAGGTAGGCCAGATCAAGCAACGGGGGCTTGCCAACAAAAGGGGCCTCCCGATCCGCGTAGAACGTCACCAAGGGAATGTAGTCCAGGCCCGTCTCCCAGGAATCCTCCTCCACCCACCGGCCCTTCTTCGTTCCGGGGATAAGAATCGTAACCTTGCCCGGGGTCAGCACCCGTATCCGGGCCTTCTTCACCTCAGCATACCCGTCAATTTCCGCGTACTCCTCCAGAATCCGGACATGATCCAGAACCTCCCGGCCCCCGACCACCCGGCAGGAGGCGAATATCACGCATTCCGGTGGAACAAGAGTCCAAAAGGGCCGCTGGCCCGCCTTCCGGGCATCGTCAAGCGTCCAGGGCTTCCCCGGCTCCCGGCCCTCTGTCGGGGTAATGTCCACGAGAACATGGGCGAAGGCCTTGGCGATCCCCTCCCGGAACCACTGCTGGCAGAACACCGTCAGGTCGTTGCCCAACAGGTCAACGTCCGGAAGCACCCCGTCTTCAATAGCCTCCGGGACATCCTCCCCCAGGGCGATCGGCTCCTTGAACGGCTTACTGGAGAGGGTATTCAGCGTCTGCTCGGTCAAGTTCAGCAATACGGCCGCCTCCAACCGCTCCTTGTAACCCACGTCACTCTCCTCCCGGTGGCGGGGCAGGTAGACCTCCCCCGCCTCCCGCATAGCCGGAGTGCCGCCCAATAGGGTCGCCATCACCCGAAGCCGGGGAACCATAGTATCATAGGCCGCACTGGTTGTCGCGGGGTCTCTCTTGTCTTTCGCCATACGTCACCTCACATCTCAGTCTGTTTAGCCCCACGCAGCTTCTTCCGTACCCGATAGCGTATCATGTCGGCCAGGTGGTCTTCAGCTTCGGTATCCACGTCATCCAGGTCTTTATCGTCACGGGGCAACACCGGGAGGGTTTCTATCGTCTGCCGGCAGTGGGAGAAGATAAACAGGCCCGGATTCTCCCGAGGGGTCAGGGCCCCCTTCAACATCTTCCGCATCTGCTCCCAACCCTGCTTCCGGCTCCCCGGCCCCTTGTCGGCGGCCTGCCACGAAACGCCCTTGCGCTCCATATCCCCCCCAATACTGTTCCCGTTCTCCACATCGAAGATACTGGAATCAGCCGGGCCCGCCTTCACCCGGCCCTTTATCCCCCAATCAGCCTCCCGGTCAAGGATACCCTCGGCAACGTCCCGTGCCAGCATCCGGACACCTTCGTTGCGGGTTCCGTTCCAACCGTACCACTCCTGTATCAGGTAGAGGTCTCCCCGCACCCGTCCGTACAGCCTGCCCCCGTATTCAAAGGGCTCCCCGTTCGATTCCGCCCACCAACCCACGGCAAACGGCCGACTAGAGCCCCAGTCAAAAGAGCGGTCAACCTTCCACCCCTTCGGTACCATTGACAGCGGGAAGGGAGGAACCACGTGAACCTCCCCCCTCCATAGGTCGTCAAACATCCCACCGGCCACGATGTCCCAGGAGCCTTCCAGCCAGGCCGCCAATTCGGACGGGTTCCGGGCGGCGGCCCGTATCTTGTTTATGTAGTCCGGATCGGCATGGTGCAGGATAAGGTTTTCATGGATTCTCCCGTGAATCGCCAGCCGGGGCGGCTCCGGGTGGCCGTCTTTCGTAGCGTCTGTGATTACGATACCGCGAAAGTGGGGCAGGCGGAAGCGGGCTTTCACCCAATTATGGCCGGGGCCGTAGGGGTTGGTTGTCGCCCGGTAGCACCGGGGCATCCCGGGACGGGTAGACCGGCAACAGGACATCATGACCGTATAGCAACGATCCGTGGCCCAGTTGGTCAGCTCTTCCCAGCCCATCCAGGGGTAGGCGTGGCCGTGGTAATTCCAGTAATCATCCTCAACCCGCATGTGCCTCAACAACAGCTCCTCCCCGGTAGGGAAGCGCCATGTATGCTCATTCTTGTTGTAGCGGGCTCCGGGGAATAGCAGGGGAATCCACTTCAGGGCTTTTGTCTCCACGTCCTTCAACTGCGGATAGGTCTGGCGGAAGAGAACCCCCCTCCACTCGGCACCCCAACCACGCCCGACATACTGGAGGAAGTCCATCAGCAGGGAATCGGTTTTGCCCGGCCCCCGCGTCCCTTCATACAGCACTTCAAACACGGCCCCGGCCTGGAGGAAGGCCAACTGACTCCCGTACAACGGGGCCCACGTAGCCTCCACCCTCCGGCCCTTCTCACTATCCACGTAGAATGCGCGAAGGGCTCCGGGTTCCGTCTCCCTCCACTCTATCGGATAGCCCGGGCGGGCGGGGTAGAGGGCCGCTGCGGTCATATGACCAACAGTTCGGTCTTCCGGGCTCCGGTCAGCAGAGACTTCGCCACCAGGACATCCAGCCCGGCGGCAAGGTCGGGGTCGCAGAGGTCTATGTGTTCGGACGCAACCATTTCATCCTTGACCTGAGCCACCTCCACGTCAGTCATGGCGGCCGTGTAAATCCCGGTCTTTTCGGCCGGGGTAAACCGGGCCAGAAACTCACGAGGGGTGATGATCTGACCGGGAACCGGAGGAGCCATAGACGCGATCTCATCCAGCTGGGCCTGGGCCTCTTCCGGGGTCATGTCCGTCAGCTCCCCGTTGAGAAACTTCTTGCCCAGGAGGAAGGCAGAAACGTCTTCAGCGGGAACGTCCATCAGCAGCCAGCCCTCCTTCGGCTCCCGGGGATAAGACTCCCAATTGAGCCTCGGGCTGCCGGGCTGGAAAGCTGTTTGGATAAGAATCAGGCCCATAGATCACCCCACCTTGTAGATTTGATAAAAGGTTTCCGCCAACGGGGAGGCCCGGTGGCCGACGTGCTGGGCCCGGACTAACCACTGGTTCAATCCTGCGTTCCAAGTAACGTCACAGGTGATCGTAGTGCTCCAGGTACTCCCGCCGTAAGTGTTTATGCACGCCCGGTAGACCGTGCCCGACTTCTTGAGGTGAAGCAGGATTCTCCCGGCGGCGCTGTCCGCCAAGTATAGGCCCTCCGGGTAGGTTCCGGTCACATAAGGGGTGGTGGACTCCCCTACCCACACAGCGGTGAGATTGTCCGGAAGGAAAGCAGGCCCGCCCGCTTCCGGGTTTACGCTAGGAAAGCCCATATCAATACCTCACTACGCGAACGCGCCAATAAGTCGTACCAACTATCGGATCGGTGGGGGTAGCCCGAACAAAAGCAACGTCCCCCTTGGCCGACAGGCGGGGGTAATCTGCCGAAGAAACATCAACCGACCCCCCGTTCACTACCGACCCCCACACATCCCCGTTCTCAGAGGCCTCAACCTGGATAATCCCGGAAGAGGGCACGATACACGGATCAAAGGAAAGGTTATCGCTGAACTCCAGATAAATAAACGCATCTGGCGTATCCCCCGCCATCCTCTTCGTGACCAACGGGGCCGCAACGACCCCATGCGCTATAAACTCTCTCATGACACCCCCCTACCCTTCGCAAGTTCAGAAAAATTACTCATCCACTCCCCGATCGTCTGCGGGGAAGCGGGAACGATTAACACCCCGGCGGGGGCCGCTCCGGCCGTCCCTGGTGCCGGGTCTTTCTCCCTGAACTCAGGCCGGTGGGCCTTCAGGGCCAACTCCATCAGGCGATCGCTATACACCCGCTCATAAGTAATAACTTCATCCCGAAACTTCCCGCCCACGATAGGGCGCTCCACCCCGTCCCGAGCCCGCTGGAGGGCCGGGCGAAAGATATTCTCATCTATCCAAGACTGCCGACCATCCTCAAAGGCCTCCGCAAAGGCGGAATCCTCCTTCATGGCTGTCTTGAACTCCCCGATAGAAACGCCCAGGGCCTCCCGGCAAAGGTGCCTCATGCCCCCCAACTCGGGGTGGTTGCGGTAAAGATCAAGGTAGTCCCGCTTGACGTCTTCGGTAAACCGAACCGGCGGGGTGACCTTCTTTGGTTTGTACGGAACCTTCTTCATGGGGGTAGTATAGCGAAGGAAGGCCCAGAGGGGAAATACCCCAAAAGGTAAAGTGCGTGCGCGTAAAAGCAAGGAACCTATATTGGAAAAAATCAATATTGCAGCAAATCCCCCAAAAATTTACCCTTGCCAATCCTCCGGCCCAAATTACGTAAGAAACCACCACCGGAAAAGTTCTGAGACAAGAGAGGGGTAAGCTCTTGTTATTATTATATTATTATTATTATTATTATTAAAAAGAAT